GATATATCTCAAACACAAAGTGATTATGTTTATGAAGAAGATGGTTATATGTTTTTTAGATTAGAGGTCTTTAAAAAGTTTTTAAAGAAAGAAGGTCAGAACTTAAAGGCTCCAGAAGTAAAAGAAATATTAATAGACAATGGAGCAGAGTATATAAGGAAGCATAAGGAATACACAGCCAGACTTTGGAAAATAGAGAAACCTAAGTTTGAATCTGTAAAAGATCGTAATGTTAACTTTAACAAGAAGATGCCTAGCTTTGATCCAGATAATCAATAAAACTGCTAAAATATTTGGGCCTCCTGGTACAGGGAAAACCACGAGGCTTATTAAAATAATAGAAAAATGGTTAAGGTTAGGTGTGCAACCTCATGAGATTGTTTATGTTTCATTTACAAACAAAGCAGTTAACGAAGCTGTATCAAGAGTAATTAAAAAATTTACAAGTTATAAAGAAGAAGATTTTGATAATTTTAGAACAATACATTCTTTTTGTAAAAAACATTTAGACAATGTTCAGGTCGTAGATCCTAGAATAGATATGTTGGAGTTTCATACAGATTGGGGAACTGTTTCAGCCAACATGAGTGATGAGGATATGAATAATAGAATATTTAATAATTGGTTTCTTAGAGTCTATGATAAATCCAGAAATTTATTAATTGAACCGGATGAAGCTTTTAGGAGGGAAACAATTAAGAGAGGGAGATTGATTCAATATAGGGATATTATAAGAAATTACGAAGAGTTTAAAAAAAATCACAAGATAGATTTTACAGACATGGTTGAAAAATATATTAAAGAAGTTAATGCCCAACACTATAAAGTATTTATAGTAGATGAAGCTCAAGATTTAACTCCACTTCAATGGAAATTTGTTTATAAAATAGCGGAGAAAGCAAAAAGAATTTACTTAGCTGGGGATGACGATCAAGCAATATATGAATGGAATGGTGCAGATGTACATTGTTTTTTAGGTTTTCCAGGAAAAGTATTTACCTTAAAAAAATCATATAGATTAAATAAAGATATACATAGTTTATCAAAAGAAATATTAAAATTTATAACTGTAAGGCAAGAGAAAGAGTTTACCAGTAATAATGTGAGGGGTTATATAGAGAGATACTCTAAGTTTAATGAGATTCCAATAGAAAAAATAAAAGGCTCCTGGCTAATTTTAGGTAGAGTTAGAAAAAATGTTAATGAACTAAGAGACTTTGCTAGAGCAAAAGGATTATATTTTCAAGATATGAGAGGTAATAAATCATTTAATATGAATAAATGGTTAGCTATTTCATATTGGGAAAAGCTAAAAAATAACGGAACTATTACCAAAGAAGAGGCAGGAATTATGTATGATTTTATTCATGAGGTAAGAAGAGGATGGAGAAAAATAGATGCAAAATCTTGGTCCGCTATACATCCTAATGAACCTTTAAAGTTAGACTTTTTAAAACAAAAAGCTGGATTAGAAACAACTCATACAGATTGGTGGAAGGTTTTAAACAGGAAATTTACTATAAAGGACTTGGATTATTTTGAAACTATGTTAAAAAACAATGTAGAACTTGATGACAAAGCTAACATTATTATTGATACTATTCACTCCGTTAAGGGAGGAGAAGCAGACAATGTTATTATATATGAGAAGTCTAATTGGCCATCTCATTTTAATAGTAAGAATGGTAATGATAAAATGGCTGAAGCCCGAGTCTGGTATACAGGAGTGACTCGTGCTAAGAAGACACTTCATTTACTAGCAACAAATCATGAATTTTATTTTCCCATGGGTAAAATATTTTCTAACTATAAAAGGAGTATAGATGACGAATAAAAATATATTTGACGAATCGTTTCCACAAGATAGGCAGGTAGGAGGATCTCATTACAAAGATAATTTTAAAATACAACCTTACGAATTTATATCAAAAAATAACCTCAGCTTTTTTCAGGGTTGTGTTATAAAATATGTTTGTAGGTATTTGTTTAAAGGAACTGCAATTCAAGATTTAGATAAAATTATTCACTATTGTGAGTTGGAAAAATTAAAATTAAAAGATGATGATAAGAAAAGTAAAAAAAATAATAGTTAAACTAAGAATGTTGTATGCCGATATTCGAGGCCATCACGGTAAAAAATGGGACTACGAACCAGGAGAATGGTATATGGGTAGAAAAAATAAACAGAAGAAGAAAAAATGATAAATGGAGAAATAACCCATAAAGAATGGGCACAAAAAAATAGAGCTTATTTAGGACAATTAAAATCTACAAAAATTAAAAATAAAGTTAGAATTGAATGTTTTTTAGAAATATTATCTCTTATAGAAGATCCTAAAGCAATAGAAAATTATTGTAAAGAACAAATTTCTTCTAAAACTAAAGAGAATGAAAATATTAAAGAAGATATGGAATCGGTATTTAATACATGAAACGTTATATACTTGAACGGATATATCATTACTCAACATATTTAAGCAGTTGGTCATGGCAGAAATTATATGGCAACAGAACTAAAAGAGGAGAGAAGTAATGGCTACAGAACTTACATTTACAACAACTGATAGTGACTGGACACCGCCCACTAGCTATCCTGATCTAAGTGATAGATCTATGATTGCAATTGACTTAGAGACTAGGGATCCCAATATTAAAAAAACAGGACCAGGATGGCCTACTAATGATGGAGAGATTGTAGGAATAGCTGTAGCTACAGATGGATTCAAAGGATACTTTCCTATAGCTCATGAAAGAGGAGATAATCTGGACCCAGCAATGACGATGAAGTGGTTTCAAAAAGTAATGGCATCAGATGCTGATAAAATTTGTCATAATGCTTCATACGATATTGGTTGGTGTAGAGCTTCTGGAATAAAAACAAATGGAAGAATTATAGATACTATGCTTGCAGGAGCAATCATTGATGAGAATAGAAGAGGATATTCTTTAAATGTATTGTCTGCCGAATATCTTGGAGAGATAAAATCAGAAGTTAAGCTAAGAGAAAAAGCAGAAGAATGGGGATTGGATGCTAAAGCAGATTTATGGAAACTGCCTCCATCTTTTGTAGGAGAATATGCAGAACAAGATGCTGAACTAACTTTAAAACTTTGGAGAAAGTTTGAGACAGAAATTAAACTGCAAAATTTAACTTCTATTTTTGAAATGGAAACAAAACTTCTACCTATCTTAATAGAAATGCGTGAACATGGAATTAGAGTAGATATGGCTAAAGCTGAAGTAATGAAGAAAACTTTTGTTTTAGAAGAGAAGAAAAAACTACATGAAATCAAGGGTTTAACAGGAATTGATATGGATTTATGGGCCGCAACATCTGTGGCTAAAGCATTCGATGCAATGAAAGTTCCATATGATAGAACAGAAAAAACTAAAGCACCAAGCTTTACTACAAATTGGCTACATAACTGTACTCACCCATTAGCTAAACTTGTTAGAGAAGCAAGAGAGATGAATAAGTTCCATTCAACTTTTATAGATTCTATTTTTAGATTTGAACACAAAGGAAGAATACATGCAGAAATTAATCAATTAAGATCTGATAATGGTGGAACAGTAACGGGAAGACTTTCAATGTCTAACCCTAATTTACAACAGGTACCTGCGAGAAATAAAGAATTTGGAAAACAAATTAGATCATTATTCTTACCCGATAAAGAAAAACAATGGGGATCATTTGACTACTCACAACAAGAACCAAGATTAGTCGTTCACTATGCATCAAGTGTAGATTCTGGATTTGAAGGAAGCTATGAATTAATTAAAGCCTATCAAAACGAAGATGCAGACTTCCACCAAGTAGTTGCAGATATGGCAGACATACCTAGGTCACAAGCAAAAACAATTAACCTTGGATTATTCTATGGAATGGGTGCAGCAAAACTATCTCGTGAACTTGGAATTGATACAGAGAGTGCTAAACAATTGTTAAAAGAATATAATGCGAAAGTACCTTTTGTAAAACAATTAGCAAATAAGTGTATGTCCGTTGCAGATAAAAAAGGATGTATCGTAACTATAAGAGGTAGGCATTGCAGGTTTAATATGTGGGAGCCTAAGGCTTGGGGTGTATTCCAAGCAATGACAGAGCAGGAAGCTTTTTCTAAATACGAAATGCATCAATTAAAACGTGCAGGAACGTATAAGGCTTTAAATAAACTGATCCAAGGTAGTGCAGCAGATCAAACTAAACAAGCTATTATAGAGTGTTATGAAGTCGGCCACCGGCCACTCCTACAAATACACGATGAATTATGTTTTAATATAAGTGGAGATAAAGATATTGAAATTATTAAAAATAAAATGGAACATTGTTTAGATGATGTTCCAATGAAAGTTCCCTCTAAGGTAGATATAGCTTTAGGAGATAATTGGGGGGAAACAACATAGTGAAAAGAAAATATAATGGAAAAAAAAATAGATTCCAAAGATCCTACTTTAATGGTAGGACAATGTCCTCATTGTAAAACGGATACTGTTTTTAAAAAAACTAAACACAAGAATATCTTTCTCTGCAGAGTTTGTTATAAATCTGCGAAGCAGTGGAAGAACGGTAAAATACATTGGTTTAAAGTCACAGAGACTCACCCATATATTGATTATGTTTAACCCGCGTATAAATGTACTTCTAGATCATTATTGTTTGAAGTAACAGCTTGCATATCTCTATCAATTAATTCTTTAACAATTACTTTAATTTTGTAAGATGTTTCTTGCATAGCATTAGTTACTCTGCCTTCTTCTAAATAAGTTTGATTCCAAGAAGACTCTAAACTAATTTTTTTAGCTAGTAGTACTTGTGTTGATTCCATCATTTTTTAACTCCTCATAAGTTACTAAACACAATTTAGGTTGAGTTAAATTTTCACTTTCAATTTTAACTTTACCTGTGTTTAATTCATGTATGAAACTAGGTATCACTTTTTCATCATTTTCTACACTTACTTTATGGTCTATATAAGCGCCTAAATAACGAGCTTGGACACGATATAATTTCATAAGATAATAATAGCCTATTATTGTTGTAAAATCAAGTATTTACGTTAGGGTTGACTTCCAGGCAATATACGTATCCTTCGGTAATTGTCAACTTATTTTTAACATATGTTTCACGTAGAAATTGAGCTCTTTTTTTCCTTGCAAATAAACAGCTTTCTTTACCATTATAATAGATAAAAGGTTGATCTATAATGTTATAGCATTGTTCAAATGTGCTTTCTGCTTTAGGATCAATAAAACACATCATTCCAAATATAATAAAAGTTTTTATCATTTTTTACTTGATTTTATAATTAATAGCCCTTATATACATAAGATATGCAAACAAGAAGAGATAACTTAATATCAAAACTTAAACCTTTAGAACAAAAAGGTAAAATCAAAGTTAATTATGACACAGGGGAAGTTGAATTACTAGGAAAAAATCAAAAGGAAAATAAGGAAATTCTTAATAAATTTATGTTTAATGACCCTAAAACATGTCTTAATGTAATGCAAAAACTGTATAAGGAGGACGATAATGATAAATAGTAAAAGCTTATGTTTTAAAAGTTTTATAGCAAAAATAGATGAGGTACTTTCAAAGGTACATTCTAAGACAATTAATGGTGGGCCCTTGCAAATGAATGATGAAGAGTGGAATAATGCTAGAGATAGATTAATGAGTATAAAAGTTGGAGGCACTAACATGGCTACTTATCCAATAAACTTTCAAATGGCAGATCATTTAATTTTATCTGAAGTAGGATCTAGAGATAAACCAGAAAAAATTCATATAGATGAATACTTTGCAAAAATGAAAGGAAATAATTAATGACAGGGATATATTTAGGTTTAGCTTTAATATTTGTTTTGGCTTTTCCAAAATTTATTTTAGCTGCAATTATAACTTTAATTGCTTTCATGTTTGGAGTATCATTTTGAATAAAAAAGATAAAGAGTTAGACAAACGATTTAAAAAACTTCAGTCGGATTGGCAAGTTAGTTTAACTAAGTTTATGAAAATATCTGATGATTTAAACGATGAATACAACGGTGAATACGGAGGTCTTACTCCACCAGGGATGACCGAGACAATGTTATTTGGACTTATGTGGCATGTTGTTAAAAAAAGAATAAAAAAATATTATCCTAAAAATAATTTAAATGCTGAACTAGAATTTGTAAGATCTATGATGAAAAGAATATTAAATGAAGATTATCCCCCTTCCTTATTTCACGAAAATGAAGAAGGTGAATTAGTACCTTTAAAAGAAGATAAAAAAATAACAATAAACTAGGAGAAAAGATGGACATAAATAAATGGAAAAGTGTTGCAGTTAAAAAAGAAACGCACACGATGCTAACGGCCCTTTGCACTATAAAAGAAAGAAATCCAGCAAGGATGATTTCTAAATTAGTAAATGATTACGTAGAGTTTCAAGCTAAGAAAGCTAAGAAAACTGTGGATTCTTTTAAAAAAGAACTGTTGCAAAAATCAAATGGTAGTAAATAAATTACATACCCTTTCTAACTGCCGGGCTATTAACTTATTAACAGCTAATCAGCCTGGTATTTATTTTCTCTTCAATAAAGAAAAAGAATTAATTTATATTGGTGAAAGTAAATTTCCAGTGTCTAGAATACTAGACCATTATTTTAAAGCTTATACATACACTCACCGAAGTGCTAAAGGAATTGGTCCAGTGTTTGACCACTTTAGAATTATAAGTTGTAAATCAGAGGACTCAAGAATTAGACAACATTATGAAAAACGTTGGATCCGTAAATTTAAATCTCTATTAAATTTTAATACAAAATGTGAAACCTATGACTTAGATTGGAAAGAGTTAAATGGGTTTATTTTAGTATTTGAACATTTCTTTAAAAAGGATATGACTTGGAATAAATACTTAAATGACGAAGTAATAAGTAAAAGACTTTTTCATAAGGAAAAAAGAAAAATATGGAGAAAAAAATATTATATAAAAAAGGGAAAATAACATGATGGAATTATTTCATAATATAAGATTTAAAGAATTTTTAGAAGAAACTAAAAAAGAAAAAAAAGGAGAAAATAACATGATGGATAAAGAACGATTAACTGCACTATTAAATAACAATCATAAGTGCTATGGCACAACAAACTTAATTTTAAACTCTAAGTTAGTTAAAGAACTAAATGGAATTATTAAAAAATTAAATGATGAAGTAGATATGTTGCTTAAACAAAAAGAATATCTGCAAGGTAAACTTCGTGAGAAAGAAATAAATCAATTAACTAAAACAACTGATGGAAGGGAAATGATATGAAAGTAAAAACACTAATAAATAGATTATTAAATTATGATATGGAGCATAACGTTGAACTAATTATATTAGGAGTAAATGAAGAAAGGTATACATGTATATTACCAGATGATTGTATTGAGGATGGTAATCAAAGTGGGAATGATTATTGTCCACTTATTTTTGCTACTACCGAAATTAAAGATGATGATGAATCTATAGAAGATTTAATAGAGATAAAGGAGAGATATGCTAGGAAAAGAAAATAAAAAATATATAACGTGTTCGGGATGCAAAGGTAATCATTACCAAGACCTATTTGGAGAGATAGTTCTCTGTATGAGATGTAATGGAGTAGATAAATCCGATTCGGAAGAGCCAACGGACACGGGGCACCATGAGCAGAGCTAAGGATATGAGAGGGCAGCTAGAGGAGTCTTTAGAGATCCTAGCACGTTCTTTAAGCTTACCTGATTACACTAAAGTTACCTCAATCATGACCATGATGTTTGTCGGACATACGTTTGAAATGTCTGATGACGGCTTTGAATTAATCAATTTAATCACTAAAACCCGTAAAAATATTAAAAAAGAAACTATTAAAAAAATAATAAAAAAGGGTAGACAAGGCAATTTAATTAGGTTAAACATTAAGACGCTAAAGAACTTTTAGTCCTTTCTTGTTCTTTAGTGTTTGTTTAGGTTAATACATCGTTCAACGGTGGTGTTCCTCCATACTTTACTACGGGCACCACCGTTGACTTTCATTCATAATACAACTAATTGTTGACAATACTATTTTATGAATATAGAGCTACATGAATCTAACCAACAAAGTCCTTAAATTACTCGGAATGAAATTAGCCACAGAGATGCTTAATGAACCTGTTCAATCAGAACAGAAATTGTTTAGAGCGATCATAACATTGGCCCTAGAGGACGTTTTAAACAACTCTCAGGGGCGTCACGAGTCCGTTGTGAAGGCAGAGGCCCATGATTGGTTTGTAGGCAATTCTGAGGACTACCAGAGGGTTTGTTATATGTCTGGGTTAGATGCTGATTGGGTAAAAGAGCGGTATTTAAAAGCTTTGGACAGTGGGCAAATAACTTTTACTATGAAGCAACATTTACAGGTGAAGTATACGAAACTATACGAAGATTTAAGAGCAGCAAACGACACCGGCCACCGGAAACTCATTCAAAAAGAGATAGATGCCCTTAGACAAAAAATATTTAGATTATAACCCTCAAAAACTTCCTTTATGCGATTTATGTAAAAAGGAAAAGTCAATTATTGTCAATAAAAAAGTACTACAATGTGCTTCATGTGCTCTAAAAGCAATATCTCTGACATTCTGTGACAAGCCTGACAGAAAAAAAGCTAATGAAATCAACAAAAAATGATTTTGCAAGTTCCTACTAAGCTTATTTTACCTTTTTTATTTTTTTTATACGCTCAAAATGTGTGACAAGCGTGACAAGAGTGACAAAATAGACTATTAACATTGGTATACAACACTAATACTCTGTCACAGACTACTTTATTCTGTGACACAGCCTGACAAGTGTGACAAGAACTATTTTTACTTGCGGAAAGACTGGGTTTTTGTAATTTAAGTAAACAAAAGTGCTATAAATATCTTAGTAGGGACTTTCAACTTGTACGATTTGAGGATATATTATTTAAATGCCAAAAAAATCCAACCAATTAAAAACCGTTCATGAACTAACTCCTAAACAAAGAAAGTTTGTTGATGTGCTTGTAGCTAATTGGGGAACGATGAAAAAATCAGCTGCCGCAAAAGAGGCAGGCTATTCAGCTAACACTAAAAATGGATTATCTGAAGTAGCATCAAAATTAACTAGCGTCATACATAGTCCTCATGTTGTAAGATATATGGAAAAGAAGTTGGCTGCTGAAGAAACAAAATACGCAAACAAGTTGCGATCATATAAACGATACGAAAGATTTGGAGATAGTGCTGCCGATAAAAATCAATTTGCAGCCGCTATCAATGCAGAATATAGAGCTGGACAATTAGCTGGCTTGTATGTAGATAAAAAAGAAGTAACCCATAATCTATTGGAAGGAATGAGCCGTGATCAACTTGAAAAAAGGCTTACCGAACTTGAGGAAAGAATCGGTGAGGCTAAAAACATTATTGACGTTACGCCAAAAAAAGTTACTGGATAGTGGGGATTTCTTTACAGTTTTTCATGAGGTACACAATCCTCGTTTAAAAATGTTAAACGCTAGAATAGGTAAAGTGGAAGTAGTAACAAGCGACAAAAGAACTTACAGTAGTAAAAAAGAGCATGGAACTGACATGACCTATGAAAATGAATTTAAGGTTAAGAAATGAAAAGATACATACATATTAATCAACATGTTATTAGACGTAATGCAAAAACAGGTGAAAGAGAGCCTGTGATTACTGTTAAGACTTATAAATCAAATGACTATGGTCATGAGGTTATTGTTGATGGCCCTTGT